GTACGCCGAGTCGGCTGAGTTGAAACGAACGCTGCGTTCAATGGCATAGCCGCCAGCCGCTGCAGCACTCTGAAGTAGCAGCAGATTCGCGTTACCAGGAATTGCCATTGATCAGGAGATGTTGGTGATCAGAGTAGCTGCAATGTCAGTGCTGGTTCTCACCGTGTAGACCAACACGTCAATAGCGCTTGCAGTTGTTGTCAGCGTAGGTGCGGTGCCACCAGAGAACGACCAGTACGACCCAAACGCCAGCGTCCTAGAGCCAGAGCCATCCTGCGAAATAAAGATTGCGCCGCTTGCACCAGCAGTCAGGTTGGTCGGGTTGGCAAGGGTGCGGTTGCCGCCGAGTGTCACACTGAAGTTGTTGGCGAGGCTGAAATCAGGCGTGATCGTCGCCCCATCCGTCAGCACCGAAATTGCACCACGCTGCTGTGCCGTAAAGGTCTGAACCGCAGACAAACCAGCCAAAGTGGTTGTGGCATCTGGGAAAGTAACGGTGCGGTCTGCCGTCGGTTCACATGCCAAGGTCAGTTCGTAATCATCAGCCGTCGTACCTTCCAGAACGACTGAGCCGTTAAACGTGGCCGTACCAGCAACGGTCAGCGCACCATCCAGTGTTGTGGCACCAGTGACATCCAACGTGCCCGGAATATCAACATTGCTGGTCCACTCAACCCCAGTTCCAGCTGCATCGGTCTGCAGCAGTTGACGGGCTGTACCGTCGGCAAGCTTGCTAACAGCAATTTCAGCAGTGGCGCTGATGTCTGCGTTGGCGATCGTGCCGTCCGCAATCATCGTGCTGGTCACCGTGCCAGTGTCACCAGTAGTGATGACGGTGCCGCTTACATCCGGGAAAGTGATGGTGCGGTCGGCTGTGGGATCAACAACAGCCAGATAAGTTTCATAAGCGTTAGAGCTAGTGCCTTCAAATGCCAGGCTTCCGCTAGTGCCAATTAGCAGTTCGCCGGTAATCGTGCCACCATCTGCACCAAGCTTTTCACTATCGACTTCCTCAATTGCGGTCTGGACGTTGGTAGCCGAGATATTGCCAGCAGGTGAGAAGCTGACGTTGCTTGCAACCTGGGCAGTAACGGTCTGGGAAACGTCAATCTCAGTCCAAGCCGAACCGTTCGACAGGATGATGTCCGGCGGGCTAAGAGCAACGTTTGGTGCGTTGCCGGAAGTGATCGTGCCAGCTTCCGATACCACCAAGTAATAACGATTGTTGGCGGTTGCAGCGGCAGGCAGAGCATTGCCGACCACCAGGCCAACTGCCGTACCTTCAGCCGTCACAGAAGCAACAAGACCCGTGCCGCCACCGGCAGATGCATCAAATGTGCCAGCAAAAACAATTTCACCCACCGAGATACCGATGGGCTGGAACACGTTGCCGTCCCAGAGGAATAAGTCGCGGCTTAGCGGATTAAAGAAGAATTGACCGATGTGGTCAGCGGTGGGCTGCGTTTCGCCGATTTTGGAAACGGCGTAATTAGCCAGCTTTGCGCCAGCCACTGAATTATTGGCCACACGGGCCATATCCAATGTGCCGCTGGTCAGCAACGCAGCGCTGTGGTTTGGAAGATCAGCGCCGTCAAGAGCCGCACCAGCACTGACGTGTCCTTCCGCGTCAATTGTGACCTTGGTATAGGTGCCAGCAGTGGCAGTGTTGACGTGGTTTAAATTGCCCGACCCATCAACGTCTAAGCCAGTACCGGGAATGACTGCGCCTTTGGCAACACTGGTGGCGGCTGGTAGATCGCTGCTAATGATGGCGCGACCGTTGGTGACGAGACCTTTGGCGTTGTATGTAACGACGCCGTAAGTGACATTGGCTGTTACATCGTTATCAATCTCTAGGACGGCGCCATCCATGCGAAGGCCTTCGCCGTTAATAGCAACACCACCCCTAGCGCTCGTTGTTGGCGCAGGAAGATCCGCCCCAGTAATGGTGCGATAACTAAGGGCACCAGCATTTGCTGCCGGACCTGCCAAGAATTGCGCTGCAGCACTGGTGTTATCCAGCGTTGCGCTAATAGTGACCTGGCTTCCGCTGGTGCTGACAACAATGTTGATTAGGCCAGCAGTGCTACCGATGACGGAGTTAATTGATCCGCCAGCGCCAAAACCAACCCAGCTACTGCCGTCCCACACATAGGCCAAGTAGCCGTCATCGGTGTCAATGGCAATCTGACCGACAAATGCGCCAGAGGCCGGAAGACTGGTGACGAGATCAACGCTGGATTCGTCGGCAAGCTTCGCTGCGGTAACCGCGTCGTTTTGGATTTTGGCGGTGGTTACTGCATCCGTCGCCAAAGAAGCGGCAACGACAGAGCCAGATCCAAATAAAATCTTGGCGCTTGGAATGGTTGCGTCAGCAATCAAGGTGGTGGCATTGCCCACCAGATCAGTCACCGTGATCTTTTTGGTCTCGCTCGCAGAGACATCGACGATTGGCAGTAAATCGCCAGCAGCTAGGTTCGCCCCCGCAAGAGCTGTAAGTTCGCTAATCCGAAGGTCAGCCATACCGCCTGAGCCGACAAGGCACTGTTACCACCCAGCTTAGCCGCCTCAAGCGATGTCTTCTTGCAGCAGGGATGCGCTTGCGTTCTGTTCCAGGCGAATATCACCCAAGTCCTCTTGCAAGACTTTTTCAGACGGGATGGTCTTAGCCAGCAATCGGATAGGACCTGTCGTCACAAAATCTGCGCTGATTTCAACGGCGTTATCCGGTGAGAAATTGACACCAGCTTGAGTGATGACACCTTCAATTTCGTACCAAAGTTCGTCGTCAATAGTTGTGCGGTTGCCCATCTCGTTGCCGACTTTTAGGTAAAATTTTGCGCCAAATTTTGAGCCGACTTCCGTGCGGATTGCTAGTTGGAGCAAATAGTTAGCTGATTCGGCCGTTAGCTGTTTTTCGTAAGTTGGTAGATATTCCCAATACGCCCGAAAATTGCCGCTACCGCTGATCAAACTTGAATACTGCGATCTGAATTCATCACCAAGGACCGTCACGTCTACGGCTTCACGGGTGGTGTTCAACTCGAAATAGCTGCACTGAGCCAGAATGCGCGGAATGCTATTAACAATGCGGACCGCAATTGGAATATTGCGTGCTATTGAGGTAAGTACAATTGCTTGATTTTGTAAACCTTCAACAGCTTTGTCAAACGTGTCGTACAGACGGATGCCACCGAGCTCATCAACGTGGACATACCAGTGGCCAGCATCTTGGACTGCATTGACGAGCCACCCGGTAGCATCCACAAAATCCAGGTCAGTTCCATCCGTAGTGCGAATCTCTAATTGATCACCGCTATGCAAAAAGCCAGAATCAAAATCAAAACCAAAACGACGGCGGCTGACGTTTACGTCGCCAGGATTGACCACTGAAGTTTTCTCGGCAAGTTCCGAACTACGCCGAAGCTCAACCAGACCGTAGCTGCCGAGATAAACGCTCATTACAAGGTCGCGGTGGTCAGGGCTCCAGTGCCCTGAAAGTTTATTTGAGCAGTGACAATCTCGCCTACTGAAGCGCCGATGCTGACGCTCGTGATATACGCCGTAATTGTCACATCATTATTGCCAAGATCTCCGGCCAAACGCAGAGTAAGGCTTACGGTATCGCTCGTGGTTACTCCGCTAGTTTTTACAACTTTGCGTAGCAGGGTGCTGGCATCATTGGTATTGTCTGCGTCGATGTAGTACAGCAGACTTGCACTGCCGCTGAAGCTCTGCACGCCAGGAACGTAGCTGCGCTGTGCGTCCCCGAGCGTAGTGGTTTCCAGAGTCTCCAGGTCAGCCTGAAGCGTCCAGCTGGTCACTTTGACCAAGGTGTCGGAGCCCAGAAGTAGGCGTCCGTCGCGTCCGGTAAAAATCTGGGCCATGACTTTAGTTTAGAGAACACCAACGAGCTTGACTTGCACGCTGCTAATCCCTGGCCGGATTGCGGTAATGCGTGGGGCCTCCGCGTAGCGCCAAGCGTTTGAGCCGGTTACGTCGATTGAACTACTGCTGCCGCCCCAGCCTGCCCGCA